TTGATGTAATAAGTGTTGACTTGATGATATTCATCTTCAGGTCTCATATCCTTGGCAAAGTCTGCCGTACCCTTCAAAATATCAACTTGAACCGCACTGTGATGACGATTACGAACTGAAAATTTCCACTTAGGGAATTCTTTCTTCAGTTCTTTACGAATTTCACGGACTTCAGGAGCGGTGATAAATGCCATAATGTAGTTCCTCTTTATTTAGGTTTCTCTCTATTTCAAGGCCATTATCTCACATCTAGAGGCTCCTGGCAAGCGTTTTTTGTAATTATTTTTAATTATTTTTCATCCGATTCCATAGGAGGATGGATACGACCTGTGCCTCAACTCGTCAATCCTGTCAGAGAGTTCTTCTAATTTTTTCTTCACCTGTGGACATCCATATTCAAAATCCTGAACTTCCTCATTAATTTTTATCCTACGGTTGATGAACTCTCCCGCAGGGAGGCCATCTTGATGAATGGGGTGTCTAGTTGTAAGACCTGACATGGTGGTCAGTCTCAGAGGAATTCAGATGTTGTTCATGCCACTGATTTGCAGCACGGTCTAAACGTTCATAGATAGACCACCTCAACAACTTGAACACATCCGTTTTTCTTTCGAATTTGTGATATGGATATCCAAGGCTCAGGTCATCTATCAGGAGTCCTGCTAACCTATGGTTCGCAGTTGGAATGTGTGAATCAATAATCTTCCTAATGATTTCACCGGGATTTTCCGATTGAAGAATTGGTTTTTCATTTTCATCAAGTTCTTCGACCATGTGATATATCAGCACATCAAGTGAGAAGATTTTATCCTCGGGTATGGGAGTCATGTCAATCCTTTTTTATGAAAATCCAAAGTCCCAGACCACAAACAACAAATCCAAGACCAGCTCCAAGTACAGTCTCATAGACCGGACTTCGTGCCATCATTGCACCGTCCATCATTCCCTGCATTTCAGCAGCATTTCCACCAATAACCTGAATGATGATCAATGCACCCATGAAAAATATCAGTGTTCCAAGCATTTCTGCAACAGTTTTTCTATTCATTTTTATTCGCCCAAGGACAAAAAAGATCCCAAATTCGTTCATAATCGGCAAACTTCTCCGACTTCCTAATACGGGTCAGTTCGTTATCAACCCTCTGACCAGCAGTCCATTTCCTATGGTCATCTGAATACTTGAAGTACCAATCATGACCATTCATCTTGTCAGCCAGATTGATGTTGTCTTCGGTCAGCGGGACTCCACCCTTCACAAGAATGGCACGAAGAACATTACGATTCTTCTCTTCGAGTTCCTTTCTGCGTTCAGGGGTACAATATTCAATCATTTCATCACCTTTTTTTAACTTACACTCCCATTTTACACTAATTCAAGTCCCATGTCAAGTTTTTTTGAACAATTAAGGCAAACTATTTTTTGGATCTCTATTGTCTTCAGTAGGGCCTCTCTTGATTGATTCAGTCCGAGGTAAGTATTTATTCTTTTAATTTCTTTCATGTCTGGATGATAGGAAAGGCAACTGATTTCCCCCTCGTAACAATAGGAACATGCCTTCTGGGCAAACGTGTTTAGGAGCCAGATGTCCTTTTTGTTTGCAACTTTTTGGTTAGCTTTGGTGGAGGATGTCTTGTATTTCTTGTCTGTGGTCAATCCCTTGTTCCATGATGGGGTCAATCTGGATTTATGACTCTTTGGTGGAAATTTCAGATACTTCAGTTTGTTTGGAATCTCATTGAGTTCTATGTGTGCATTGCCTATCTTGTAATAATTCCTCATTATTTTAACAAGGATTTTAGATTCATGTTCTGATAACCCAGATTTGTATTTCCTGATGTCATCTGTTTCTTCAAGTTTATCCATTGAATGGAATACCTGATATATTTCACCTGAGCCGTTAAATGTAAAGTATACTGTCCATGATCGAGGTCTTCCGGGTTTACCAAAGGCCATTTACACATTCCTCTGTTGATTGACAATTGTATTTATAAACGATTTATCGTCCACAATATGATAAGTAGAATTCTTTTTTTATAAATAAAACTATGATATGAAATCATATTATACGTTTTACTACTATAGGAGAAAAATATGGCTTTTCAAGTAAGTCCAGGCATAGTAGTCAAGGAAGTAGATTTAACAACCATTATCCCAAACGTTTCAACCTCTATTGGTGCAGTAGTTATTGCAGCTGATAAAGGTCCGGCTAATTGGATTGTTGATGTCTCAACCGAGCAACAGCTCGCTGAGGTGTTCGGGAAACCTTCGAATACTAATGCTTCTTCTTGGTTCTCTGCTGCAAACTTTTTAAAGTATGCCGGTGCATTACGAGTGGTTCGTGCAATTGACGAAACTGCTGCAAAAAATGCATCTGACACTACTGGTGTCTTAATTGATAATGATGATGTGTGGGAAAACAACATGCCCACTGCAACTGGAATCTTTGCTGCTCGAACTCCGGGTCTCTGGGGTAACAGTATAAAGGTATCGGTTTGTCCTTCGGCTGGTGCTTTCTCTGGTTGGGCGCATGAGGCTTTGTTTGATGCAGCACCCGGTACATCAACGGCAGTTGGTGATGTCGGTGGATCAAATGATGAAATGCATTTGGTTGTACTTGATGAAGATGGTGGCATCACTGGTATTGCTGGAACAGTTCTAGAAACTTTTGCAAATCTTTCTAAGGCTGCAGATGGAAAATCTGTAACCGGTGAAGTTATGTATTACAAGGATAAACTGTTTCGGAGTTCCGAATACATTTATTGGACAGCTCATTCTACTGCAACTTCTGGTGCCCTTTGGGGTGATTATGCTAAGGGTTCATCTTGGCTTGCTACAGAAGCAGTTGTTGATCTTTCAATGGCTGGTGGTCTTGATGGTGTGTATCCTACTGTTGGTGATTTCAATGAAGGGTGGACTCTGTTCTCTGATGCAGATACGGTTGATGTAAATCTGTTGATTGCTGGTCCTGGCGATGCAACTCACGCACAAAACGTGATGAATATTGCTGATGCTCGTAAAGATTGCATCTGTTTCATTAGTCCTGAACAGGCTGATGTTGTTGGTGTTGCAAGTTCTTCGACACAGACAACAAATGTGAAAGGATTCTTTGATGCACTTAACTCTTCGAGTTATACGGTATTTGACTCTGGTTACAAGTATCAATATGATACATATAATGATGTTTTCCGTTGGATTCCGTTGAACGCTGACCTTGCTGGTTGTTGTGCAAATACGGATGACGTTGCTGATCCTTGGTTCTCTCCTGCTGGGATGAATCGTGGTAACATCAAGTCCACTGTAAAACTTGCGTTCAATCCTAAGAAGGCTGACAGGGATACCTTGTATAAAGCAAGAATCAATCCTGTTGTGACTTTCCCCGGAACTGGAACCATGTTGTTTGGTGATAAGACCGCACAGACTAAGGCATCTGCATTCGATAGAATCAATGTTCGTAGACTGTTTATTGTTCTTGAAAAAGCAATATCGATTGCATCACGGGCTCAGTTATTTGAACTCAATGATGAAATCACACGGTCAAATTTCGTTGCAATGACGGAACCGTTCCTTCGTGACGTACAGGGTCGTAGAGGTATTACTGACTTCAAGGTTGTTTGTGACACTTCCAATAATACTGGCGATGTCATTGACCGCAATGAGTTCAGAGCAGATATCTATATTAAACCCGCACGTTCTATTAACTTCATCACACTTACTTTTGTAGCTACCCGTACTGGTGTTAGCTTTTCAGAAGTTGGCGCATAGGGAGGATTAAGACATGGCTAATATAGAAATGTTCAAAGCGAATCTGACCGGTGGTGGTGCAAGAGCGAATCAATTTGAAGTTGTAATGAACTTCCCTGCGATTGCTCTTCCCGGTGAAGCTGGTAGGAAATTCACATATCTTTGCAGAACGGCAAGTCTTCCAGGCACGACAATTGAACCCGTAGAGGTTCCGTATCGTGGTCGGAAGTTGTATGTTGCTGGTGATAGAACTTATGAGGATTGGACAACTACCGTGTATAATGACACGGATTTTGCAATCCATGATGCAGTTGAAAGATGGATTGATGGAAT